AATGGATTAGAATGCTTGATTAGGCAAGTGCCTCTTGGGTATGCAAAGTCGTCTAGTGCTGGGCAAAAATACAAAATTCAAGAATGGGAGATATATTTAAAAAACTACAAAAAAGATTTAAATTTATCTAAAGCAATAATTAAGATAGAAAAAAGTTTTTCAGTTATACAAGTAGTCCATATGCCTTATAGTTTAGATACAATTGAACAAGCAAGAATACTTATTAAGGATCCAATAGTTTTTCAGTCTTTCTAATAAAATGGCAATTATAAGTTAATAAAGGATTAAAAGAAGCTCATGCCATTAGCCACAGCATCTGTTGTTTTACAAAGTTATACACTTGATTTAATGCTTTTAGGGCTTAATGTTTTTGGCGCTTCAAACAGATTTGTAGCCAAAGATATTTTAACAGTCCAGAATAATGCTGCGGTTTATGACAAAAGTATTATTTTAAAAAGTAACTCAAGTACTGGAACTTATTTAAGAGCTGGAACAGGAATTAGTTTTAGTGGTGTTAATTACAGAAATCAAGTAGTAGTAGCAGAAGACATTACTGTAACTGGATCTAGTGGTTCTGTTACATCAGTAAAAGTAGAGCCATTGTTAAAACCATTGTCTAGTGGAGTAACTGGGACTGTTTTAGCTCCTGTTAGAATGATTCTTAATTCAGTTGACACAACTAATAATATTGACACTTGGCGATTTGTAGATTCAATGACAACAATTGAAGGGTTAAGCCCATTTACTAGAGCAGTGATAAGTATTGTTAATCCCGTGGCTGGCTCTTCTCCTATAATGATACCTCAAAATGCTAATCTTGATTTTGGTTCTTTAACTCCAATTAATCCTGATGTTGTTTTTTTAAATCCAACATCCAGCTCAGTTATTTATTTTAATGGTAGCCCAAATACACTAAATATTTCTGCTGGTTCACAAGCAAGTTATTTAACTGGTTCTATTCCATTGTGCGGTATTCAAACAATGGATTTAAGTAATCAAGATACTCAAATAGATATTACAACGTTTCAATCTGGACTTGGGACAGATTCTAACACAGTAAGATATTCTCGCTCGTATTCAATTTCTGGCATTTCATTGTCTGGGGATGAGGCACTTGAAAAAATAGTTAAACCAGCTGCTGGACTAAAATCTATATCTAATGGGAAAGAAGTGTATGCAATAGCTACTTTTCCTGATGGAGAAAGAATAGAAGGAGTTGCTGTAATAAACAATTTGAATTTACCTACCAATCAAAATGAAGTTAAGAAATATTCATTTACTTTAACTTTTCTTGGTAAAAATTTTAATTGGGATTCTCCTATAATTTAATAAAGCTAAAGTTGGATATATCTGGCAAGTATAAAGTAAGAAAAGGATTAAAAGTCTTATGCCATTAGCCACAGCATCTGTTATTTTACAAAATTACACACTTGATTTGATGCTTTTAGGGACTAGTGCGTCTGGAGCGTCTAATAGATTTGTGGCTAAAGATATTTTAACAGTTCAGAGCAACGCAGCTATTTACGATAAAGATATTGTATTAAGAACTAGTTCAACTAGTGGAACGTATTTAAGAGCTGGGCTTGGAATTAGTTTTGACGAATCTGGCTATAAAAATCAAGTAGTAATCGCACAAGATGTTACAATTGCCAGTAATGTAAATACTAACGTCAAAGTAGAGCCGTTATTAAAACCATTATCTAGTGGAGTAACCGGTACTGTCTTGGCTCCCATTAGATTAGAATTAACTTCAGTTGACACTACCAATAATATTGATAGCTGGTATTTTATAGATTTAATGCCAAAAATTCAAGGGAACAGTCCTTTTACTCAGGCAAAAATAAAAACTACTAATTTACCTGCTGATTCTCCTTCTGTAATGGTAAAAGAATCAAAACTTGCTTTTGGTAATACTGTTTTAACAATTGCAAATACTGATGTTATAAAAACTCCAATAAATTTATTTAATACGTTTGTTCGAGTTCATATAGCGTCGGTAGATTCTACTAATTTTGTTGATAGCTGGCGTTATATAGATTTTATGCCAACTATACAGGGAGAAAGTCCATTTACTCAATCAAAGTTAAGAGTTAGTAATTTAGCCCGCAACACACAATCAGTAGTAGCTCCATATTCAAGTCTTGTTTTTGAAAATATTAATGTAAGTTTAACGGTATCTCCTGAAATATTTATTAGCTTTCTTGATACAATTAATGATGGTAATAGCTTATTTACTGAAGCTGTTATAGAGATGAGAAAACTACCTTTTGATTACAGCTCAATAACAGTACCTGATTCAACTTTTGTTTTTAATAATGTTCCGTTAGCCACAGAAGTCAGTATTAGACCGCAAATTACTTGGGTTGACGAAGGCGTTGATGTTTACATACATTCAATTAGCACAAATAATAATATTGATACTTGGCGTTACATAGATTTTATCTCAAATATTGATAATGGAATTAGTCCATTTACTCAAGTGAATTTAGGAGTTAATAGATTACCATCTAACGCTCCATTTGTACAAATTCCAGATTCAGTACTTATTTTTAATGGAATTAGCACAAGTAAAAGTGTACCTTCTGAACTGTATATTAGCTCTATTGATACAAATAATAACAATAGTTTATTTACTGAAGTTGTTGTAAAAACAAGAAAAATACCTTTTGATTTCTCGTCAGTAACAATACCTGACTCAACATTTACCTTTGGAAACATTCAACCAGTTACAAATGTAAATGTTAAAGCAAAACTTATCTCAGTTGATGAAAACGTTGAGGTTTATATAGATTCAATTAATACAAATAACAATATTAATACTTGGCGTTACATAGATTTTATCCCAGACATTGATAATGGAATTAGCCCATTTACTCAAGTGAATTTAGGTGCTAACATACCATCTAACACTCCATTTATACAAATTCCGGATTCGGTACTTATTTTTGATGGAATTAGTACAAGTAAAAGCGTGCCTCCTGAGTTGTATGTTAGCTCTGTTGATACAAATAACAACGGAAATATTCTATATACCAAAGTTGTTGTAAAAACAAGAAAGATACCTTTTGATTTTTCATCAATAACAATACCTGATTCAGCATTTACTTTTGGAAATGTTCAGCCAACTGCAAACGTTAATGCTGAAGCACGATTATCTTGGGTTGATGAAGGCGTTGATGTTTATATAGATTCAATTAATACAAGCAATATTAATACTTGGCGTTATATAGACTTTATCTCAGATATTGACAATGGAACTAGTCCGTTTACTCAGGCAAGCATAAAAGTTAGTAGGTTGCCATCTAACGCTCCATTTGTGCAAATTCCGGATTCAGTACTTACTTTTGATGGAATTAGCACAAGTAAAAGTGTACCTCCTGAGTTGTATGTTAGTTTTGTTGGTACAAATAATTTTATTGATACTTGGCGATTTATTGATTCAATGCCAACAATTCAAGGTAGTAGTCCATTTACACAAGTTATTTTAAAGACAAGAAAAATACCTTTTGATACTTCTTCAATAGCTATACCTGATTCAGCTTTTACTTTTGCAGGTATTCAGCCAAGTACAGATGTGTCTAGCATTAAAAACATTTTTTTATCTGGTGGTGATACTGCAACAGTTTATTATACTGGTAGCCCAGATACTTCATTAATTTCTGTTGGATTGTTCAATACATTTACAGCTTTTGTCCCTACTTCTCCTGGGTACAATGGAGTTATAATTAACCAAAATTCTGCATCAATAGTTTATTTTGATGGCGCTCCCAATCAAGTATCTGTTGCTGTTGGGTCATTGTTTTCTTATGTTACCAATTTTATTGATACATGGCGTTTTATTGATTCAATGCCAACAGTTGAATCAATTAGTCCGTTTACACAAGCTAAGATAACAGTTACAGAAACGCCAGTAGGATACAATTTTGTAACAATACTTCAGTCTAGTCTTGTTTTTAATAATATTAGTGCAATTGAATCTAGCGTTGTAGTCAATAGAAACTCAGAAGCAATAATTTATTTTAATGGTAATCCACGTACTTTGCCTATCTCTATTGGATTATCATCCAATCCTTTTCCAGTATCAGTGCCTTCGTTAAATGACGTTAAAAATATTTTATTATCTGGTAGCGACACCGCAACGATTTATTTTAATGGCATTCCAGGTACATTGCCTATTTCAGTAGGTTTATTTAACACATTTACAGCTTTTGTCCCTACTTCTCCTGGGTACAATGGAGTTATAGTTAACCAAAATTCTACATCAATAGCTTATTTTGATGGCGCTCCTGGCACGGTACCTATTTCAGTAGGATTGTCTAGTACTTATGCTGCTAATCTTGTTGATACATGGCGTTTTATTGATTCAATGCCAACAGTTGAAGGCATCAGTCCATTTACACAAGCTAAAATAATAGTCACAAAAACGCCAGTAGGATATGCTTCAGTAACTGTACCTCAATCCAGTCTTATTTTTAATAATATTACCGCCGATGAAACTAGTGTTGTAGTTAATAGAGATTCAGAAGCAATAATTTATTTTAATGGCAGCCCTGGTACTGTATCTGTTTTCCCTGGAGTATTTTCCAATCCTTTTTCTGTGCCAGTACCTTCATTAAATGACGTTAAAAATATTTTATTATCTGGTAGCGACACCGCAACAATTTACTTTAATGGCGTTCCAGGTACATTGCCTATATCTACTGGATTGTTTAACACATTTACTTCTTTTGTCCGCACATCTCCTGGATATGATGGAGCTGTAATCAATCAAAATTCTACATCAATAGTTTATTTTGATGGCGTTCCTGGTACAGTTCCTATTTCAGTAGGTCTCTTTAATTCTTACGTTACCAACTTTATTGATACATGGCGTTTCATTGATTCAATGCCAACAGTTGAATCAATTAGTCCGTTTACGCAATCTAAAATAAAAGTTACAAAAACGCCAGTAGAATATGCTTCAGTGACTGTACCTCAATCTAGTCTTACTTTTAATGGGCTTACTGCACTCGAAAGTAGTGCTATAGTTAACAGAAACTCAGAAGCAATAATTTATTTTAATGGCAGCCCACGGACTTTACCGATTTCTGCTGGGTTAACATCTAGTTCTTTCCGTGTAACTGTTCCTCCATTGTCTGAAATTAAAAATACTGTTCTATCTGGCAATAATATAAAGAGAACAGTTTACTTTGATGGACTCCCAGGTACGTTGCCTATATCTACTGGATTGTTTAACACATTCACTGCTTTTGTTCCTCCAACACCTGGATATAATGGAGTTTTCATTGCTAGAAATTCCAGGACTACAGTTTACTTTGATGGTGAGCCAAATACATTGCCTATTTCTACAGAATCATCTAATACTTATGTAACAGGAATTTTCCCTTTTTCTGCTGCACAAGAAATGGATTTAGATGAACAGGAAATACAGTTTTATGGAACAGATCCTGGTATTACTGAAATTTATTTTAACGGCAGTCCAAATACATTGCCTATTTCAGCTGGATCCCAGACAAACTATTTAACTGGTCCTATTCCTCTTTGTGGTATTCAGGCAATGGATTTAAGTAATCAAGATACTCAAATAGATACAACAACATTTCAATCTGGTGTTAAAACAGATGCTAGTGTTGTACGTTCTGCACGGTCTTATAATGTATCTGGAATTGCTTTAGTTGGGGATGAAGCATTGGAGAAAATAGTCAAAAAAGCAAATGGGCTAACTCCAACTTCATTTGAATTTGTAGGAGATGAAGTGTATGCTGTAGCCACATTTCCAGATGGAGAAAAGATAGAAGGCGCTGCTTTGATAACCAATCTAAGTCTACCTGGCAACCAAAACGAAGTTAAAAAGTATTCTTTTACTTTAACTTTTCTTGGTAAAAAAATGTCTCAAATTTTACTTTAACAAATAAGGAGAAATTATGCCTTTAGCTACCGCTCCAGTTATTTTACAAGATTATTCTTTAGAAGTAATGCTATTGCCTTTGGTTACAAGTGGGTTTGCTGCTGGAACTTCTGATAGAAACATTAGTTCGTTAAGACGTGTTCTTACTTGTACTACTCAAGTTGCACCTCCTACCAGCGGTGGTGTAGCTACACTTGCATTGACCACTGATGAAGGTAGTAGTTCTTCTCCAACAATCATTAAGGAAGGCACTGGATTATCGTTTATAGAACCACTTGCGCAAAATGCCCCAGCTGGAACTGTTAGAACTAGAATTCAAGTAATGGCTGCTGAAGATAAAAGTATTGCGCATGGCGCTAGTGCTACTGATTTGAAAGTAATTGGACTAGACAGAACTATTGCTGCAAATAGCACGGCTGCATTAATTGAAGGTTTACTTCCATTAAGCGGTATTCAAACACTAGATTTGAGTAATCAAGAAACTCAAGTTGATACCACTTCTTTCCAATCTGGATCCGGAACAGAAATGGCAATGATTCGCGTGGCTCGTGCCTATTCCGTGTCTGGTATTGCATTGGCTGGAGATGAGGCGCTCGAAAGAGTAGTTAAACCAGTTGCTGGATTTCAGGGAGAATTTTTTGGTAGAGAAATTTATGCTGTAGCTACATTCCCAGACGGTGAAAGATTGGCAGGTGCTGCTAAAGTAACTGCGTTTAACTTTCCAGCCAACCAAAACGAAGTTAAAAAGTACAGTTTTACGCTAACATTTATGGGTAAATCCTTTGAATGGAATCCTCCATATTCTATTAGCTAAATATGTCTTTTTCCCAACCACTTTGCAACAGCTCTCTTGACGTAATGCTGCTTCCCATCAACAGTGCGGGAAGCACTATTACTGACGTTACGAAGGTGACAGCTTTAATTGCTCAAACTGCTAACATTGGGTCTTCTCAAATCTATTTGCAAGTCGTCGGTGGATCTTACTTTGTTCCCGCCGGCATTGCTTTGTCTTTTGCGGGAACTTCTGTTAGTGGCGTAGCGTCTAGGCGAAGACAAGTTGTAATATCTCAAGATGTTGTGTTAACAACAAGTCCACTATTAGTTCCGGTAGAGCCTTTACAATATCCGGTACTGCAAACTGATAGCGCAGTCGTTGTACCTGGATTACTTCCAATTAATGGTATTACGACTTTAGATATTTCAGCTCAAGAAACTTCTGTTGACACAACTAATGCTTCATCTCGTAAAGGAGTAAATAGCGTTTTCATACGCAGGGCGATCAGCTGCAATGTTAGCGGCATTGCGTTGGCTGGAGACAAAGCGTTGGAGACAGTAATTAAGCCAGCTGGAATATTCTCTAATAGTTTGTATGGTAGAGATATTTATGCTGTAATTACTTTACCTAATGGAGAGAGAATTGTTGGAGTGGCTAAAGTTGGTGGCATATCTTTCCCAGCTAATCAAAACGAAGTTATGAAATATTCGTTTAACTTAACATTCCAAGGAGATTTACTTGAGTGGACTTCTGCTTTTAGTTTTTGAGTTATTATCTTAAAAATAACCTTAATGGTTTATTGACCACCACCACATCAAGTAACAATGAAGATTTTAACAGACAGTACTCAGCTCCTTGCCGTATTAATTAATTGCACCAGAGAAGGAAAATCCTTGTATTGTGGTGCTGCTATTTTTAAAGGGGGATTATCAGGAACTATTAATGTTTCTGATAAATTTAGTTCGTATACAATTAAAGTTCCAGAATCAGTTGCTAAAACTGCTACTAAAGAATGTTATATTGATGAGTATGATTCTTTAGAATTTGAGATTGTGTAAAATGCTTGGATTTATCACTGGCAATCCTAAAACTAATTTTATAAAAGTAGGAGATGTGCTTTTCTTTCCCAAGAAAGACGGTATTACTGTTGGGGAAAGAAGACAACTAGCCGAAACAGAACAAAGTAGGCAGCATGCTTCTTTGAAGATTCGTCGATTAGTTGGAAAAATTGCGCAACAAAAAGGGATTTCACTAGAAGAAGCTACAAAACTTTTAACTGGTGGTATGACCGAACAAGATGGTGTTGAGGTCATTGACAACACTGAAGTTGTATTAGAATATGCTGATGATTTAGCTGATATCAATGCTTATACATCTAGCATGGAACTTAACCTAAAATCTGTTGTAGCAACAATGCTTATTAAAGAGCGTGTTGCACATATTATTAGTGTTGTTGTAGATGCTAATAAAGATGACAAAAAGTTGGTAATTGAGCCTTTGCCAGCAGATTTTTTACTAGAAAAAGGCACTAAAATTAGATTTGGGGAGAGTTACGAAAATTCATTCATTGTAACAGTAGAAGATAATTATAGCGAAAATGCAGAACAAATTAGAGTTTCTGCATTACCTAAAAATATTACTGCTGGAACAGTTGGATTTTTACATAGAGGAAAAATTCCTTTACTTGGTTATCCTAGTTGGAATTTAGAAAAGACCTATTCTTTAGATGAGACTTTGGTAGATGAAATTTACGATTTTTATCTTAATGAATCTAGCAGATGGAAAAAAATAGAAGAAACTGAAACACAGGGGGAGGATCAACTGGAGAGTCGGAAATTCCCAGAATTGACTGGGAAGGACTCTACTGGAGAATTCAGTCTTACAGAATAGCTGATCCCAGATTTACTAGCTGGGAATCATATTTAGAGCAACTTGATTACGTAGTTTTTAATTGCATTAATCAAATGGAGAAGCTACGCCAACAAGAACTAAATATGCAAGCTAGAGTTCATGCTATTGGCTGGGCAGGACTATTTAATGGATTTAAAGGTAAAGACGATCCATCTATTAAATACACTGATTTACTGCCATTCCCAGACAGAAGCAAATCTGAAGGAAATGGCGTATTAAGTCCAAAAACTAAAACTATTATTGAGGACGCTATTAAAAAACGGGAATTGCCAATACAAACATTAACTTCTTTGGCAATGCTTCTGGAAAAATAATTAAAAGGCATGTAGTAATCTATATGCCTTTTATAGCGTCTTTAGCAGCTTTTAGTATTGTTTTTATAGTTTGATATGTTTGAATAAATAATGTTTTTAAACTAGAAGTAAATATCTGTAAACACTGAAAGATTAACACAACAGTCATTATAAGTATGGTTTGTTTGTTCAAATCATCTTCTAGCGAACAAAGCTCAAATGTGGCTTTGTATGAACTATTAGTAGATTTAAACATTACTAAGTTTACATTTTTAACTTTATTTTTAATATAAGACAAAACTGCATCTTGATTTTCTTCTATCTTCTGGCATATATCATCCTCACAACTTATAAAAATGTCAGTATGCCCATTGCGCTCTAAACAAGATATAGAACAGTTATTTAAAATATCAAGAACAATTTGGCTCATTCTAATAATTGATGTCTACATCTGTATTTTGTCACTCTATCCCAGTAACTTCCACCATAGACAAATAATTCACTAACTCTATCTCCTCCTAAGTTATGCAGTCCTGTTTTTTTTGCAGTATCTATAATTATTGCTACATGATGTGGTTGTACACCACTAAGAGTCATAACAATAACGTCATTGTTTTTTAAAAGTTCATCATCCTCTAATTTTCTAAAATTTGCTTTGGAAAAATTTTCGTCCAATAAATTCCATGATGCATTAGTTGTTTCTTCAAGTGAAAATCCTCTTGGAAAGTCTGGTAATGCTATATCTAGCATTCCTTTATAGTAGGCTCTAAGTAAACTAAAACAATCAGAACGGTTGTAAACAAACGGCCATTTTAGATAATAATCTATTTCCTTAGGAGAATAAATATTAAAATTGTCAAAGCAAGGAAATGGATTAATTATGTTGTTTGGATCAAACAAATCCCAGCAATCAAACTCACTGTGATATAAACAATACGCCAACTTATTAGACTTAGCATTACAAATATCAGGAGGACTTAAATATCCAGGCTGACTATCGTTCCAATGCGTGTGATAAACCATTTGAATCTTTCCATGAGATTCTATTAATCCATCAATTTCATCTGGATTAATTACAAACGCCTCATTTTTGTTCTCAGCAATGTTAGAACATTTGTATGGCTTATCATTGATTACAACACCACAGACCTCTTGTTTTGGGAACTGCTTAGAATGTTTAATAATATGTTCTTTAATATGTTGTGATAATAGCATTACATTACAATACCTAAGTTACTAGGAATATTAGATCTGACTTGACTAGCAGTGATTTTATTACTTATAACATATTGGTTTTCTCCAATTAAAGATAAAACCCATTCTCCGCAAACACATTCTTTAAGATTTTGCCCTGTAGGACTCCAAAGAAACGACTTGTCAGCATATTGTCGTAACACGTTCAAAATATCGTTTACTTCGGATTCTGAGTAGACTGGGCTGCGAACATCCCATTCTACAATAGGAAATATTCCCTGAGTTAAAACTTGACTATAATTATCTCCTAGTCTAGTTTTAGTTGTAGGAATAAGAGTCTTTTGGCTTGTTTGCCAAGTAGGAGTAAGATAAAGAATTGGTAACGTCATGATGCTATAAAATAACCAATTGTGTAATTAAAAGTGGATGCAGCAGAAGATACAATATTTAGTGCTGTGTTTGGAGATAGGCGTATTTCTCTGTTTTGCGCTAAATTAGCCTCTCCTTGCATTCCTTGGGAAGATAGGAAAAATCTAGCAACATTATTAGCGCCATCTCTAATTGTAACTGTTTGTGCAGCAGTTCCTTCTAGTTGTACTCTAATATATGATACATAAATTCTATTGCCAGTTGGGACAGGAGCGCTAACAACAGTGGTTGTAGTAGCAGTAGTAATAGTATTCGTGATAAATACCATAGATCTATTGCTAACTGATTGCTGAGTAAGTGTAATTAGTATTTTCAACAATCCAATTAAACTTGTTGTGTTTGCATTGTAGTCAATGCTTGCCCAGTTGTCTATAAACGATATACTATCAAGATTTATAATTGGAGCATCTGAAATAGTACCAATAGACACAATATTATTACTTTCTGTAAGAAGTCTTTTGGTCAAAGAGATTAAACTAGCAGTACCCGTGTCAGTGGCTGCCGAACTATCTGTCGTCGTACCAATAGATGTAATTACTCCTTTTAAAAGTGCAACTAAACTGGCTGTTCCTGTAGTGGCTGCTGTATCTGTTGTTGTTCCAATAGACGCAATATTATCTGTTTCTTGTAATAGTTTTTTGATTAAAGATATTAAAGTAGCAGTACCTGTGTCTGTTGTTGCTGCCGCATCTGTTGTTGTTCCTAAAACTGCACTAACATTACCAATTTGCTGGTTAATAGCAGTAACTGTGTTATCTCCATC